GTCGTATGCTTGCACAAGCTTATGAAAATCCTAAACAATTAAGAAGAGTAAAAGCTTGGTATGGTTATATGGGTACTGCAATAGAAGAACTAGAAAAGAAATTGGAGGTTACTAAATAAATGAAAGTTTCTGCAAAGCCAAATAATGAAATCATGCTCGGTGGTGCTATTTTGTGGGAAGTCACATGGCAACGTGAAGATGAAGATATGTTTGGTCAAGTAATACAGTTACCTCCTAAAGGGTGGTCTGATCCATTATTAAAACAAATACTGCCCGAAGATGTTGTAGAGGCATTGATTACCAAGTATGAATTACATGAAAAATAAAGACCTGATAAAAAATTATTATGACCAGCTTGCAGAATTACAGAAAAAATTTTGGTTTGAACGGTTAAAT